CTCACAAGCAAGGTATCACAGTGGACCGACCTTTACGATGCAATCTACAACGGTGGCGACATTAACTTTGCGCTATACGATGAGATCCCACAGAGCGTTTTGGCAGATCTTTCCAATCTTGTTGCCAATCGCGCCAAGCGGGATGATATCCTAAAGACTTGGGCATACCAGGCCTCTGTTCAGTTTGCAGATGTGGCAAATCACCTACCTGGCATTAAGATCTCCAGGGGGCTGGTATCTCCAGAAGAAGTTAGCGGGATGCTTAAGTCTGCCCTCACAGCTAGGGCAACAGTTAGCCGTGCTAGCTCATCTGAGATCCAGGCAATGAAGCAAGCTTGGGCAGCCATTGGCGGTGACATTAAGCAGGTTGACGACATGGTAGCCGCAGCTAAGAGGGACGGATACGAAATCGGCATTGCCCCAGAGAGCGGCACGATCCAGGAAGTTCGAGTCGTTGGGGCTGCCAAAAATGCAGAAGGTCTTGCTATTCCTCAGACAGTTTCTCGAACAAGGCCATTCGTTGATATCACTTCTGACTTTGTTGACGGACTACCAGATTTTGCAGACCCAAGAAAGTATCAGGCTGGCTACACGCGCAGGGCTTTGGAGTTCATGACTGCACCAGTATACCAGTCAAATCTGGCATCGCAATCTATCCAGAGACTACAGATTGGTCTCCGCGACAGGTTCTCCGCAACTGAAATCACCTCCTTCTACAACAAGGTTCTGGCCGAGGCCGCCGAAGGTAGGGTCGGGGCAAGAGGACTTGGCGCCAAGAGCTACGAAAGCCTCATGGATGAGGTTCTGGCCGAGACTGGAGACAGCCTTGCCGCTAGGGGTAAAATCCTGCAGGCCAACGGGTTGAAGCCTATTGACCTAGAGGCAGAGGTTATTAGGGCCATGCGAGGTGAGGCCAAGAATGTTGGCTACTCACAGGCCATTACCGGTACGCTAAAGGATCAGAAGGCCCTTGGTATCGGTAAGGCTTTGGCAAAGGTTTCAGAAAATTACTACCCAGGGTTTAAGTACAAGTATAACCCAATGTTCTTTGTGCAGGAGCTCATCGAGTCTCCGTTCTTTGCTGAGGCTCGAGGAATTCAGAAGACTGCAATGGAGGAGAAGCTTAGAGCAGCCGGACTTTCGTCTCGAGAAATCAGAACCGCGTTTGGTCAGAGAAGCAACGCAATGCGTGAGACCATCCAGGAGCAGGCGTTCTTCACCTTCACGGCTAGGTCAAGAGACGGAATGCCAAGCGCCTTGAATCAGCAGATTAAGTTTACAGACGTACTTCGCCCTAAGGACGGAGGAGTTGTTAGCGGCAGGTGGGACAAGCTTGCTGACTTCAAGGAAAGCTATAGAGACATCATGGCAATCCACGACATGGCACCAAACTGGCAGAAGTGGGTAATGGAGACAAAGCCAGATGAGTTCGCCTCCCTGTACAAGACATTTGGCCCCGACCCGGTCGACCAGATGCTTGGGTGGTACAATCAGTACCGTCGTAACTCTAGCCTACTATTCGGAGGAAGCGCCGTAGATCGACTAAAGGCCCCTGGCTACGGGCTTGCGGTAAACCCATCCAGGGATGGACTACTAGAGGCCCAGGGCAACTTTGATGGCATCATTGGAAGCACTGATATCGTTACGTTCGGTGGGCACGTGAACCAGGGTATGCGTCCTACTGCAGTAGGGGCAGTAATCAGGGCCAAGGTAATTAACGTTGCCCAGGATTCCGGGTACGACGTAGGTCGTCTACGGCAGGCCGTAAGCAACTACGACGGCCTAGCTGTGGCGTATGCCAGAGAGTTCCAACGATCAGGGCCAAACCTAGAGATCATCGCGGCAGAATACAAGGCCGCACAGCAAGTTATGAAGGCAGAGGTAAACTCACTGGGTAAGCAGCTGATTGCTGCGGATATTAACAAGGCAATCATTGAAGAGCTAATGGAATCTGCGATCCCAGGATTTTCGAGCACAGAGAACGCGGCAAAGGTTATTGAGGCCCTTGCAAACGCAAGGAAGTACGGAGCTAACCTTCGGCCACTGGCAGATCTTATCGATGAAGTTCGCGGAAGATTTGCTGGAGATCTTGTTGCTCTTCGACCCGGGACTAGGGATGCGATTAGGAACGTAGTAAACAACATTCTAGCCGGTGATAGTAGCGTTGCAAAGTCAGGCCGGAACGTAAGGTCAATCCTTACCGACTCGACCCAGAGCTTGCTTCGAGACCATGCCGGAGAGGAGACACTCTTTCAGGCAGCAAAGTTCTCTTACATGAAATCTGCAGAGGTAATGGACCGGGTCAACTACTTCAAGAACGACCGCTCGCTATTTGAGCGCGGCATCAACCATCAGTTCCTTGGGCTGTATCCGTTCTCCTACATGATTGGTAAGGTTCTGCCTGAGGTGGCTAGGTTCCTGTTCTGGAAGCCGTTTGGGGCCACTGCCCCTGGGGCTGGATACTCTGCATACAAGAAGGTGTCTGATTACCTTGAGCGCATGGGACCACCACCAGAGTGGAAAGAGACAACTCAGCGTCCAGACTACGAGTTCCTGCTGGCGCAGTTGTTGCCAGGAACTCCGGAAGATATCACTGTCGTTATCCCAGGGTGGGCACGACGAGCTGCGTCTACCGTGTCGCGACAGGGCTACGACCAGTATGGCGTGGTTGATGTCGCTGAGGAGTTCACCAAGCCGTTTACCAGCACAGGCCTGGGCGGGTTCCTAAACCTTTCAGCGAGATCTGCAGCACAGCTCTCTGACATTGGCGCAGATGCAGCAACAAACTTCTTTAATACTGACGACCCAGGAGCATTGAGATAAGTACAGACCGGATGTACCGGTCTGGGGTATATAGAAAGGAGCCACAGCGATGGCAGACACTGAAGTCGTGGGAACCGTCCCACAGGAGTCGCAGGAGCTTGAGAATCAAGACCTTGCCACTACTGGAGAGGATGATCTTGCCACTTGGAAGCGTCGTCTCGCCGGAAAGGATCAGGCCCTCACTGCCGCTAAAAAGGCAGCTGACGATCTGAAGTCCAAGTACGAGGAGCTCGCACATTGGAAGGCCTCGCAAGAGGAAGCTTCCTTGTCGGAGTTCGAGAAGGCAGCGCGGAGGATTAAGCAGCTGGAAGACCAGTTGCACACCACTGAAACCCAGTACCAGACGGAGAAGCTGGCATCCAGCTATCCTGAGTACTTCAAGTTTCAAGAGAAGGTGCGTAACCTTACTGAGGTGGAAAGGGCTGCGGAGTTTGAGAGCTTCGTTAAGCAATTTGCAGGTAGCGTCGATGCTGCCATTCAACCCGTTGATGCCAATGCGCCAAAGCGCAAAGAAGTCGCGGATAAACCAATGAAGACAGAGGATATCGTAGAGGCCCTCCGGGCCCTGGGTAACCCCTGGCAAGAGTAAGGAGATAGCTTAAATGGCTACCACTTCAACCCTTTCGGGTCCTGCTCTGAACAACCTTAAGTCCTTTAACGGGACTGAGGCCAATGCGTTCCAGAAGCTCGTTCAGGAGCTTGTGTCGCAGAACGTTCAGGTAGAACTTCGAAACCGCATGGTTCACGCCCTTCCGAGCAATTATATGCCGGGAACCTTTATCAAGGGCACCGATCGAATTCGTTACGTACGTTATCCGGACATCAGCCACTCGTTGACTGAGCTTTCGGAAGGCGTGACGCCTGACCCAGTGGTCAACCTCAGTGTTCGCACTGAGTACTTCTCGGTAAAGCAGTACGGTGCGTACACCAGCCTCAGCGACATTGTCCAGCAGGACTCGCCGCATGACTTGGTGTCCATCGCTTCCGAGCGCATCTCGTTCGCAGCGGCACAGTCGATGGATCGCATCGTCCGTGACGTCATGAACGCGGGTACGGCCCGTGTAAACTACGCTCAGGGTCAGTCATCTGGCGACAGCGCCATCACTACCCGAGCCGGCCTTGCTGGCGCAACCCTTTCGGACATCGCCGACGGTGTTGCTCGCCAGAGCTACAAGCTCAACGGTCTTGAAGTTAAGAAGGCTGTTGCTCGTCTTAAGACGGCCAACATTCCTCCTTATGCTGACGGATACTACCGTTGCATCATTCACCCTAACCAGCAGTTCGACCTGTTGACGGATACTTCGAATCATGGTTTCCTTGAAGCCACGAAGTACACTCAGTCCCTGGATCTCTTGAACGGTGAAATCGGCGCCTATTCTGGCGTACGCTTCCTCGTATCGCCTGAGGCCAAGGTCTTTGACGTCAGCGGCACGAACGTGTACTCGGCACTCTTCTTCGGTCCTGACGCATTCGTCGTCGGCGACTCACAGACGATGCAGACGTACTTCGTTGCTCCTGGTGGCGACCACTCCGACCCACTCTCGCAGCGCGCTCTCCTTGGTTACAAGGTTCGCTTCGGTGCGATGATTGTCGGCGAGGCTGACAAGAGCGACTACAGCGGCAACGACAAGGCTGCTGTTGTATCGAACGTTGCAAAGACCACCACGACGGCGGTCCTCACGACCAGCGCAGCCCACGGGTTCTTTGAGGGCGAGGCTATCAAGGTTCTGGGCGTCCATGCGGACGTTAATGGCAGCTGGACGCTGACCGGTGTTACTTCCACGACGCTCACCTTCACGGTGACGACGAGCGGTACCATCAGCAGCACGGCAGTCTCGGACGGCTTCGTCACGAAGGTCGTTCCGCAGACCGGCACCGGCGTCACGCGCTACCTGCGTCTCGAGACGCGAGCAACCGCTCTGTAATTAGAGCTAATGGTGGTACTCCCCCGGCTGGTTTATGACCAGTCGGGGGGACCCCGATAGGAGAAAGAATGGCAGCAATCGACACGCTTCTTCAGAAGATCCGTCGCGATCTGCGCGACACGGGGACATCTGACGGCGTAGACCGCACCTGGAGCAATCAGGAGCTTGAAGACCTAGTTGAGCTAGGTCTTACTGATATTTCCCGGGCATACCCGAAGGAAGTTGTGTCTACAGTCGCCGTTCCCCAGCAGTACTCAACATCTCATCACATCAGCATCGCCAAGCCATCTACGATTGACTCGGTCATCAGGATCGACGCACTTAAGTATAAGATTGACAGCACCGTAAGCCCAATCGCTGAGTGGTATGAGGCCCTTGGGCCGCTTGACCCATCGACCGGCTACGGCAACTACAGCGGCTGGGAAGTTCACGGGGACACGATCTTCCTCCAGCCATACCTGTCCTCCCTGGTCAGCCACCTACGGCTGGTTGGCTATGGC